TAAGAAAGGAATTAAAGAATGTTCGTGAAGCACTTGCAAGAGTATCTGGACCAGTTCACTAATGGTAAAAAAGGTAATGCGATTTCTAACGCCACTATCTACATGCAGATAGGTGGACACCTTGAAGAGATCAAAAGAATTGAAGTACAAGAGTCAAATATAATTGGACATGATTCGATTCGTGTTGTATTAAAACCTGAAGATAAGAAAGTAATTATCGCGCCTAACACACCAAATTAGACACCCTAGTTACCTTGAAACCAGAGCGTAAATTTTATGAAAAAATTAAGAAATCTATACCAGAGATTTCGTGGATTAGACTTGAGAATAATAGCCTATTTGGCACTCCTGATCTATTGGCCTATAATACTTCTGGCCACTTTTTTACAGTAGAATTAAAGGTAACTAAAGGTAATAAAATACGATTTAGTCCACACCAAATCAGCTTCCATGTGAGGCATCCTAACAATACATTTATCATGGTAGAGGCCCTCGGTCCGGGCACCGTGAAACTTTACCGTGGTTCTAGAATCTTGGAGCTTGATGCTTGCGGCTTGAAGCTTGACGCTTGTTGCTTGGGGCTTGAGGCTTGTGGCTTATTTTTTTCTGAGCTTGGTGCTTGAGGCTTGGCGCTTGAAGCTTGGGGCTTGAGGCCCGGACCAGGTGCACGCTCGCTTGCAGCCGTCGCTTCAGCATTGCTAATGACCTGATCCGATTTATTACGCTTGCGTAATTCTTTATAATATTTTGGGTGATGCCACATTTTAATGTTTACCGTATGATATATTTTTTATACTAGAATCCCAGCACTGTCTACAGCTGCCGCATTCATTGTTTTGTTTTGGGGCCGGGCAGCTTGCGCCGCTGGTTACTACAGTCGACGTATTAGGCCAGCTCGTGACTGGTCCCTGGTTCACCATCGGTGATGACAACCTGATCACCAGGTTGGCTGGCTTATCCTGCAAGTGAGTTTTGATCCATGCTTCACGGGTCGGCATCCAGTGCCGCTTGCTGGGTGTTAGTCTACAAACTTCATATATCTTTTGAAGGTGTTCCAGATCCTGTACATCGCCGCTGTCATGCCAGCGAAACACATCAGCTTTTTTTGAATTAATTAATAGCGCCATAGCCTGAACCCAGTCCGGGTGCTTGATGGCTTTGAGTCTTTTGTATTGAGCTTCCTGTACTACCTTGAAGACGTAACAGCCTTTGAGCGCATAACAATTGTAACAGACTGAGTCCGGGATCAATTGTAGCTTCTTACCTGTTTTGCATTCAGCCGCGGGTATACCTATTGACCAGCCGGGCATCTTCGATGGCTTGCTTAGCCCGCCAACCAGGGCCCATGCTTCCTTAGTATTCATTTTAAACTGATCCTTGTTAATTCCATTTCTGAATCTCTGTACAGCTCGTCGCTGTGATTTAAAACTTTGTCGACAGTCTCCCTGACAGGCTCGTCGCTGTGTTTGTGACTGTCTAAAAACTGAATCACCTGAACCAGCGCGTCGTGTTGTTTTTCTAATAATTTAATTGTTTGTTTCATAATTTATTTCTCCTTTATAATCCTATTGATATCATACGAGCCCGGACCTGTCAAGCTTGCAGCTTGAGGCTTGGTGCTTGCGGCTTGTTGCTTGATGCTTTTGAAAAACTTCTCACAGCTGCGCAGGTAACCAGCCGGCAGTGTGCCATGGTCCTGAGTGAACCATGGCAGCAAATCATTATGTTTAATTCTCTTCATTTTATTAGATCCATTCTCTTCACAATATCTTCGTGAGGAATCCGGGTCTCGTCCCATGGTCCCTGAGCAATTGCTGGTTTGTCTTCGTCCCATACACCCTGGACCTCAATATGGCCCACTGTGTATCCAGCAGCCTTCAGGGCTGTCTTTACCAAGAACTCCGCATCCAGCTCTGGCTCGTCTTTTCTTCTCCATTCAAAATTTACTTTTAGTTTCATAATTATTCCTTTCTAAATACATCCTACACTATCCCGGATCAATTGTCAAATTCTTTTTTTAAGTTATCCACACAACCACAGGTTGTGTGGCTTGAAGCTTGAAGCTTGAAGCTTGCGGCTGCCGGTAGGTCTCACCCGGCTTTACCCTAACGCGATCCTGTTGCGCATAACGTCCAAGACCAATTGGACCACAAGCTGACCAGCCAACGCCAGAGTCTCTGTGTTCTAGCGGCGGCGGCGCGTTGACTGATCCCAAGTCTTTGAGCCGGACCTAATACGGTGCTACCGCTTTTATCCCATGCAACGTCTAGAAATTACTTTCTAGCCACTTCCCAAAGACCAGGGATCAGTTAATACCCACGTCAGTAAAACATCCGATTTGGTATTACATAACTGATCCCAGGTCCATTCCAGACGACGTCTTGTGGTGCACTCGCTAGAATTGTACGTTTAAACAATTCCAGGGGAATGGACCAGGGATCAGCAACTGATCCCAGGTCCATCTCGTTAGGCAAACAACCGAAGTTGGCAGGATCACCCCTACGCCTGATTCAATGGACCAGGGATCAGCACCCTGTAAAGACGGCGCAAGGAGCGCGGTGTGATACAGGGTCTAATCTTGCTAGTTTGAGTTTATAAAGTCGGATACTAGCAAACGGACTTAGTGGTGTTCCCCACGAGTTATTAATCAATTTAATTAATAAACTAAATGCAATATAATCCTTGACTATCCTATTGTCAAGTGCTAAAACAATTTTTATGAAAGGAAATAAAAATATGGAAAAACAAAAAAGAATAACACTTAACGCAGATAAGCGAAAAGTGATTGCTGATGTATTTCAAAATCATTTTGAAGATAATTCAAAATTTAAGAAAGCATGGCAAGACGCAAAAGAAACATATAGCAATATGCGTTCTATTGCAAAAACTAAAATGGACGTTCTTGTTAGAAGTCATCAACCACAAGAGGACGTTGATACGATTAGGTCAATGATCTCAAAATACAAAAGTGCAGGTGGCGATCTCTACCATGATTATTGTTTCTATGTTCAAAATGAAGTGCCAAAGATTGTTGAAGATTATGACGGCAACAAAAGAGAAGAACATGATGATGTTCATATCAAGTTTGGCGACATGGACAAAGACTTTCTAACTTCATGGTATCGTGATGAGATAAGGGCAAAAGACATTGACGCAGATTACAATGTCCGACTTGGCGACAACTATGACAAAAGAAATCCAACTTACTACAATAGTGAAAGTGCAGTAAATAAATTTTTGGGTTTTGGTAGTCGTAATGACGTGAGTAAGTCTGTAATGTATCCTAAAGATGAGTGGGAAAATGATTTCAAACTTTGGGTTATCGGAACTTCTTATTGTCATTCTCGTAAGTTTGTTGCAGATCAAGAAACTTTTAAATTTTTTCAAGGTTTCAAAACTGCACAAGAAAATGTTGTCACAACCCATGAACAAATGTTTCAGCATGTTGATAAGAAAATGCAGAAACTAAAACTTGGTTTGAAATCTTACAGATACTTTGACCAAGCAAAAGAACTAGCTGATAAACTTGGTGTAGTTTTAAATGAAAGTGTATTAGACGCACATTCATCTATGGCACTTTCAATTTATAGTCCGAGTAATTTAGCTGATCTTTTAACAGATGAGGTTGAACAAACTCGTGATGAGAAAATTGCGATTGCAAAACAACTATTACAAGAACAACAAAATAGTTTAAATTAGTGTTTGACAATGTAAGGGATATCCTATAATATCCCTTACATAACTTAGAAAGGTATAAAATGACAAAAACATTCTACATAACTTATTGGGCTAGTAAGCACAAAAAGCACATCACAAGAAAAGGAAAACATGACGACAAATCTCGTTATGGTATTTCCAAAAACAACGTACCATATTACGTCTATTATGATCTGGACGCACATGGTTACAGAACTGCAACCACAACTTGGAAAGTGAGGCATTAATGACAAGCTTTGAATTTTATTGTTGCGTTGGTTTCTTCGGTTTAATTATGGGATTGGTGGTAGTAGCATGAGCGATTTTAATTGGTGTCATGGACCAAAGTGTCATACACATCACACAGTTGACAGAGTGCGAGGTGTTAAGGGCTCAAAGGTTTTAAGAACTCGTAAAGTAAAACAAAATAATTGGAACGAGAATTCTTTCTTTTCACATTTTTGTAGTCAAGGTTGTTGGAACGATTTTGCCTATGCACATTGGGAAGAATTTATTAGGCTACACCCTAGACCAGATTGCCTTGAAACACCTATCAAGGACCCTAAAAAAGAAACACATACGCACGATTATAGTTGGGGTAGACATAGTTATACTAATACAAAAATAGAGGTTGACGAAAGTAGGCAAAGCTGATAGGATAATCCTATAACAAGAAAGGATATATGACACAAACAAACACAGACGACAGAACAGAAAAAAGAAGTAATAGATTTGGTGGCGAATCTATTATGCTAACAAAAGAAGAAGCGATCATTCATGACAGAATATTTGTTAATGAAATAGGCGCAACGTTAGAGGATAAAGAACTTGGGTATGGTGCTTCTAAACTTTGGGATAAGGTACGAGCCGATCTCGATTGGTTTAGAAAAAACAATGCCGAAGCATACATGGTCTTATTAGACTAGCCTTTCTTACCCTCGGCGCTAACGCGCCGAGGGGTCCCAAACAGATATCAATTATAGGTTGTATCGCGACCCCCTCCCCCCTTTTTTGTAAAAAGGGGTCCCACTACTCTAGGTTGTATTGCTTGATTTACAGAGTTATAGCTGGTAAAAACATGTTGAACATCGTAAACGTGATGCAAAAAATTTTTAAAAAAATTTTAAATGAATTTGAATAATATAGACATAAGTAAATTACCTTCTGACGTTAGAAAGACATTTAAACAATTACAGGTCCTGCACGCTGAAAAAAAGATACAGAACAAAGCCAAAAATGATTTTCTATCTTTTGTCAAATGTGTGTGGCCAGATTTTGTAGAGGGGTCCCACCACAGACACATCGCAGATAAATTTAATAAATTAGCAACAGGAGAAATAAATCGTCTGATAATAAACATGCCACCAAGGCACACGAAATCAGAATTTGCATCCTATCTCCTGCCATCATGGATGGTGGGCCGTGAGCCGAAACTCAAGATCATTCAGGCAACGCACACGGGTGAACTCGCGATCAGGTTTGGTAGAAAAGCCAAGAACCTAATCGA